CTGACAGTGAGTACACGGATTTTGTCCACCGAATCGTCCTCAGTCGTATCGAAATGCACGAAGAGGAATGGTCGTTGATTGTGCAGGGCGAAAATGTCGGTCTGTACGATTGGACAGATGAGGCGACGTATCCGATGATGCGGTATTCACAGTACTGGGATGTCACGACTGAGGTCTGGAAGGATCTCGTCATTGACGTTCTGGTGATGTTCAGAGGACATCCGAAAGACCTACAGAAGGGAGTATACCGATGACCGATGCAGAACTACTCATTCGGGCCAAAAAGCAACAGGTCTGGATCCGTAAGTACAACCGCGCCATACAGCGTGCCTACCGCGAGTTGGCTGCCCGCCATCGCGACGAGTTCGATCAGATCTTGGCCGAAGAACGCGCCAAGGCGGAAAAGGAGGAAGAGTCATGAAGATGACCATTCAGCCTGGGCAGGACGATAGGTCTAACGTCCAGGGGAACTGCGATCGCTGCGGACACCTAATCTACCGGTTCCGTGGCCAGGGCGATCTCCGCTGTGGAGGTTGCGACGCCAACTACAACGCGTTTGGACAGCGTCTTCGTGACGACCTCCGTACGCGAGTCAACCAATCAGAGTTCGACGAGGAGATCGGCGACATGGAAGGCAATGAAATGAGTTACCATGACCAGTGAGGTACAGGAACACTATTTCCAACATACACGCACTTCGACTATTACGATTACAGTCGTAGAGGGCGAGCCATCGGAGGAGCAACTCTTGTGGGCCGCAGCCACTGGTGACGAGTGCGCTAGAGTTGGCAACCTAGGAGGAGCCCTAGGGTGGCGCGTCCTAGCCGGAGATGATACCGATCCGGAACAGCAGTACTGGGATGACGAGTTCGATCCGAACGAGCACGACTTGATCGTCGAGTACTTTGTCAGTAACGAAGATGAAGAGACGAGGAGGATATAATGGCCCGACCAATAGCCTGGTATGGTGAACTGCCAGATTGCGATATTTGTGGTATGGAATACGGGGTCAAGACTCCCGCGCCATACGACGGCAAAACGAAACTTGGACCTTGGGCAAATATGTGCGAAGAGCACCTCAAGTCCGAAGGCTATCCGCATTCACAAGGACTGACGTCCAAGAGACTGTTGATTCCGTTATGAGTAGGCGACGTGGAGATAACATTCCGCCGGTGAGCGATTATGCGCACTGGAACGAAGATGCCGAACTCATGTGGTACAACGAGAATAAGTACGACATGGAGCATGCCGACGAGATCATGGACGATGACTTCGATGACCGAGGCTGGGATGACGAGGAGGATGAGTGATGGGTAAGGTAGAGTACAGTCATGATGGCGGCAAGACGTGGGAGATTATCAGACTTCCCTTCAACTGCTTACCGTTCCATCAGACACAACTTCTTGGAGTGTACTCTGAGGGAGACAACCTGTATCGGAGAGTGGACTGATGCATATTGCACTAATACCCGATCATCTGTTGCATCCCAAGGAACATCTAACACTCACTTGGATGGGTAAGTTCGACCTTACAGACACTCCTCTCAATCCAATGCAGGAGGATGCGGTCGATTTAGCTGACATTATCGTCAACTTGCTAAACAGGTACATTAAGTACAAAGGACCAATTGCAGTACGTGTAACGGCGCCTAGTTCATTTGGTGGAACGTATGTAGCACGGGTTTCTCCGTGCGATAACATCCTGTACACCTTCCGAGAGATGTGTGAACGGCTAGACTTGAATCGTTCACAGCACACCGATTGGAAACCACATATCAGTGCATCGCGGAAGGAACTTCTTCGCAGTGCAGGTTCATTCGTATACCTAGACAGAGCGGAGCTGAGATGAAGACAGTCGTAGTGTACTGGAACCTCTATTGGCAGGACGACGTACGTGACACGACTTTTGAGAAAGTCACCGGGTGCTTGGTCAAAGATGGTATTTTGGTCATCCATCAGGAGTATGGCAGGAAGAACACCTATATCCCTGCGCAACAAGTCCAGATGTGGACAGAAGAGGATGCCTGATGTTACCCCTATCTGACGAACAGATCCTGGCCGAGTTCAGATGGAAGCACGCCTATGAGGCAGCTATGGCTGAGGCCGGTTACTCGCGAGCCCGTATGCATCCAGAAGGAAACTGGGGTACATACACATGGACTACAGGTACTGAAGATAGCCCGTGGGATCATAGTGACTGGGAAGCTGGTATGAAAGCTCAGGTGCTGGTCGACAAACTTCGACCCAATCACATACAACCATCAATCGCACTACAAAGGATGCTAGATGTACACCATTACCAAGACGATTGAGTTCGACGCGGCACATCGCGTCCCTTACCACAAGTCAAAGTGCTACAATCTCCATGGCCACCGGTACAGGGTAGAGGCTACGGCGGTCGGTAACGTCGATATCAACCAGCGAGAAGGTTCCGACCAAGGTATGGTAGTCGACTTTTCGGACCTCAAGACGGTTATGGTGGATTGTATTCACGACATGTATGACCACGGCGCCATCTTCTATCGGGAGGATCCGAATATCGTCCTGTGGAGGTTGTTAAAGGATGCGCATGGGATGAACATCCATTTCATCGACAAGATCCCGACGGCCGAGAATCTGGCTGAACTGTTTTTCTGGGAGATGCGTGATCATATCCTCCACAGGGAGCAGTCGGACTGGACTTTAATCGAAGTGGCCGTTTGGGAAACGCCAACCAGCGTGGCGGTTTACAAGCCATGAGCCGCTTATTTTGAGTGGGACCTCTTGAAATGTCATATGTCGGATGTAGTATAATATATGTATGAAGCAAAATCTCAAACGGAAAGGACAGTAATGGGCATAGGACATCAGCGTAAGAAGTCGGAAGCGTGCCAGGTTTGCGGCGCGCTGCCAGGAGTGTACTGTTGGAACCTCGGAACTCGGAAGAAGGGGATCGAGAAGCACACAGCCACGTTGCACTACTGGCGCGAAGGTGGCTACGGCGACCCGAGCACACCAGTCTGGGACGAGAAGAAGGAGGCCCGCGAAGACAAACTGGCAGTCAATCGTCAGCGTCGACGTGCAGCTACCCAAAAGGCCAACGAGCGTTCATGGGTGGTTATAGCCATTCAGATGGGCGGCGATATCGGACAGATTCAGGCAATTGCTGACAAGAATCAGGATGAGGCCTTGATGGACATCGCAGGAAGACTTCTGAGTGGTGTTCATGCTCTCGTGAGGGAGGTACAATGACTACCATCTACGAGGTCTACAACGAAGAAGGCCAGTTCCAAGCTCTGTTCCACGACGATGAGGCGGCAGCGTATGACTTCGCCATGTCGAACGAGTTGGTCAAAGATTCTTGGGAAGTTCGTCCAATCATTCGTGAGGGCATAGGCCAAGAGTGAAGACAGTTCATCTACTTCGGTTCAGAGAGAAGGGACCGATGTTCATCGCGGCCTGTGGAGTTCGGACGAAGGACTTCGAAGAGCAGACCGCGTTCCAGTCTGGCGTGACATGCAAAGCGTGTCTCCTGCCAGGGAAAACTTCAACTGCCGCGTTGCTTTCAGTTGAGGAATCAGGTATAATAGATAATGACAGCGAGCGATCGCCACAACAAGGAGAACAAGACATCATGGCTACAAGCACCGAAGACGTCAAGGCCAAGGCTGCGACGGAAGCCCCGACAGAAGAGAAGGCCGCAAAGAAGGTCAAGGCTCCTCTGCCGGACGGATACGTTACACCGGTTGAATTCGCCCATCGCCTCGGCGAGAGGTTGAACCAGAACCGTGAGAGCATTCGCCCGCAGATCATCTACGGGTACCTGAAGAACAACGCTGCGGGTTCCAAGAACCCGTTCCCGTCCAAGCAGAACACCGATGGCGCATGGATCGTCGATGAGGCTGCTGCCAACACGTGGTATGATGCGCTGCAGGGGCGCAAGGGCGACCGCGAGAAGGCCAAGGCGGAGAAGGAGAAGGCTGACGCTGCGAAGGCCAACACGGCTGCTGCAGTGGCCCCGACGCCCGAAACGTCGAAGGCGTAATCAGTTCGCGGGGCTGCCGATTCTACCCGCCGTCGGCAGCCTCGCATCCTCGTGACGGATTCTTCCTTCCGGACACGATGGTCGCTCTGACTCGAATGGCGAGACCCAGTCTTCAGCTGCTGGGCAGTGTGGGTTCGAATCCCACTCAGGGCACGCTAGTGAAAGGAGCAAAGTATGGATACTGACCCGCTTACCGGTGCCATGATTCGTCTCAAAGAGGGATGGCGTGTGTACTGCGACAAGCAACAGCTAGAGGGTCTAGTACTTCGTGATGAGGACTATGGAGACATCACTGTCCCCGTACTAGTCTTTGACGAAACAGAAGATGGAACCATTATGCGACTGCCAGTCGATCAACTGACGGTCATCTAAGGAGGAATCATGATTGCCCGTATTACATTAGTTGGGCTGGTCCTTTTGGGCAGTTCAATTCAAGGTACATCTGTCGAGGCAGCGCGCAAGGTCAAGCCGCCTAGGCCGGTTCAATGTATGCCGCTCGAAATCAAGATAGGCAATGTTTGCTGGCCTGATCAACAGTGCCCGCCTATGGAGCATCAAGTTGGTCTAATCTGCGTGCCTGACTGATGTTACCACAAATGGCAGTAGCGCTCAAGCACCAAGACATGGACCGTAAAATCGGTCCAGATTGGTTGTGCGAGCCCAAGTACGATGGCATGCGTTTGCTTCTGCATTTCCCGTATGGAAAACTGACGGAAGCGTTAACTCGAAGCGGCCGAGATGTTCTGCCTCAGATACCTGACCTCTGGAAGGAGAAGGCCGAGAATGACCTTCGTTCTTTCTGGTTGAAGCACGGCTACGAATGGTTCGACTGCGAGCTCGGTTATGTCGACACTTGGACAGGAAGTCGTTCAGGAGCTAGCTTCAGTACACTCAACTTCGACTTCAACAAGACGATGAGGGTTATGGGTTCGGGTGCAGCAGAGGCACAACGTAAGGCAGCTGAGTTCATTGTCGACTGGGATAACCCAGAGCCTGGCCAAGAGCTTCCGCTCGCCATGATCTTTGACATCCCTGATATGGATGCACCTTTATGGGAACGTCGAGTTATCTTGGAGAGATGCGAAGACGAGCAGGCAGACTCATATGACTACTTCGGAGCTAGTTGGGGAGCAGTCATTAGCCAATGGGTTGGCTGGAAGGAAAGCTTGTATGACTGGATCGTGACACACGGCGGCGAGGGTGTTATGGTTAAGAACCCTCTTGCTCACTATCATCCAGGTAAGCGACAAGCTAACAACTGGTACAAGGTCAAGAAGTTTGACACCTATGAAGCCTACGTTACAGGCTTTGATCCTGGCCAAGGTAAGTACGAAGGTCTGATAGGCGCTATCGTTTGTACGACTCAAGATGATGTCGAAGTGCGATGCAGCGGTATGACCGACGATGAGCGCATCAGGATTACAGCCAGACAAGAACGAATCATCCAACAGCAATGGGTCTTGGAAGTTAAGCACTTCGGACTCACTGCAGGAACTCCACGTCATCCGCAATTTCTGCGTTGGCGTGAAGACAAAGGACCCAGCGACTGCTGGTTCGCAACAAAGGAGCAAACATGAGTTACATCAATCGGCCCTCCGACGAAGACTATGATTACGGATCAGTATGGAAGCCCAAGGCAGCTTCATCTCCCAGGGCACCTTCTGCTACCAAGGCTTATTGGGAGAGGGCGATCGAACGAGCTATGTCCAAGCTCGAAGTGCTTGAACAGTTCGGCGACGATGAATACGAAGAGGGTGCTGTCATTCGATTCGACTACCAGTTCGCTGAAGGCGGGAAGATGTATGCCTATGCGGCCATCAAGTGTGCCGGATTGTGGTACTCTACTGGACCTAAGGCGCCTAAGGCTTACACTTGGGAGCAGCTGATTGACTTCTGGGCACAGGCGAAGAACACCATCGAAATCTGGTATGTGTCCGAATATATGGCTCACTAGTGGGACCTCTTGATTTTTTGTTGACAATAAGGTATAATAGAGTATGAAGCTAGAGCTGAGTGACGACGAAGCTGAGGTCGTCGAGGACATTCTTGGAATGTGGATCGACGGCATTGATGGAGAAGTCCCAGAATTGGAGGTAGCAGAAGAGAACAATGTCATCTGGCAACTCTTTCAAATGAGGCAACACAAGGAAAAGGTCGCGCGAGTACGTCTGCGACTTCAACTCGAACGGAGAGACCAATGAAAATCAGTGACGCCATTGTCGAACTGGAAAGTCTACAGGGACAATACGGTGACCTAGTCATGATGACACGTGAGCCGAACAACGAGACAGAGATTTGGTGCGAGCCAGTCTTCGAGTTCAACGATGATCAGGGTGAGTACATTCTTGTTACAGATGGAGCTGTTCTGTGACTGAACCATCACCGGCTGCGCTTCATCCACTTCCAGCACTGTACGGATACTGCGAACAGATCTTCAAAGAAATGGACAAAGAGGCTCAGGACTTCCCAGAAGGTCGGATCTACGAAGGGTCTCTGACCAAGCTCGTAGCATCCACTGGATTGAGTAATCCGTACTACACCTCAGTGATGCGGGCTCTCAAAGCTATGGACTGCGTTCGACAATTGCGCCGTGGAGGCGGTGGGCATGGCAGTCAATGGGCTATTATGCAGCCGCCATCTCACGCCCTGTGGAGGTCGCATGCAGAGCCCGTTCTGAAAGAGGATTCACCCAAAGACCAAGCTGCCGACCAGCGCATCAAGGATGTATGGGAGTACATTCGAACTCTGGAACGGCGAGTCGAAAGATTGGAGGCCCAAGTTGCCTGACACATTGTTTGAAGAGGCACGTCGTTGCCCTACTTGTCATGAAGCTGGTGACGAAGTAGCAGAGAACAAGGCACCATCTGGAGATGGCGTCATCAAGTTCTTCCGGTGCATCAATACTCGATGCCGCGATGTAGGCGAACGATGGGCTGTACAGATTCGAATCGACGGTACAGTTCCAAAGCCGGATGAAAATCGAGGTCCTAAAACCTTTCAGAATCTGTCCAATGATAGATTGTCGGCAGGCATGCGTACTGTTGAGGACGCTGTAGGACGAGACTTAAGGGACAGCCGGGAAGTGGAATGATTGAGGTTCTTAAGTGGTGCTTGGTAGTATTTCTCGCACTTGTCTTTATTGCCTTGATCCTTAGCTTCCTGATGCCACACGACTAAGTCTATTCGAGTCTACCATCGTCTGTTACTACTCTCGCGCAGAGCGCTCGGGCAACGGTTAGACTCGCATAGACAACGGTCTATATGCGTCTATAAACGAAAGGAGCATCAATGGATCCGGAGGACCTGGATCGTTTCGATCTGGAGGATCAAGCGACCGAAGTAGGGTTCCTCACACCTAGAGAATATGCCAGGCTGAGGCACTTTACTCCCCAGAACATTTACCATCACATTCGTAACAAACACATTGAGGTAGAACTCTGCAGATGTGGACGCAAGGTCATAGACGTAAAGAAGACTGATGAGTTCTTCGGACTATGAGTACACCTACAAGACGTTTCGACGAAAGCGGAAGGTGGAAGGCGTACTCGCCGGAACACAGGCAGAGGTCTCTCTCGACGAACTCAAAGCCGGAAGAGACCTTGGCGTCCGATGTAAGAGCTGCCATCACCGCATTCCGTGGAAGGAAATCACATGGACATACTGGCTGGACAAAAGCAGAGACATGGTTCGAGAAGCCTGGTGTAATCGCTGCGGAGACCTTATCAGGGAGGACGTTCTTAAAGAACGACATCATGCCGATTGAACTACGCCCTTACCAAATAGAAGCAGTCAACAAGTTCGCGCCTCCTGACATTCCTAACTGCGCCATCTTTGACGAGATGGGAACAGGCAAGACTGTTATGGCAGTTGCACTTGATGCTGTACGACGACAAGACTTCCCTAATGGGAAAACGCTTGTAGTATGTCCAGCTGGCGCTGTCGTTTATAGTTGGTACAAGCACTTTCAGATGATGCAACCTCATCTTAAGGTAGTCATGCTCGACCCTAAAGCACGTGGTCGATCTTGGCTGCAGTTCAAGAACGAGAATGCCGATGTACTAGTCATGCATTGGGAAGCCGTCCAGATTATGTTGGTGGACTATCTCAGTAAGGAACCATGGCTGCACATCATTGCTGACGAAGTGCACCGTATCAAGAACAAAGATACCAAGGCTGCGAAGGCCATCAAGAAGGTTCCTACGCAGTACAAAACGGGGCTTAGCGGCACTCCTTCCACAGGGATGCCGGACGACCTTTGGAGTATCTTGAACTGGCTGTATCCTGGCTCGTGGAGATCGTACTGGAACTTCCGCAAGAGGTATACCAGACAAGAGCTGTCCTCTTATGGAGGCAATCAAAAGTTCATGAAGGTAGTTGGACCTCAGAACGAAGAGGAACTGCAACACCTCATTTCGATGTACACCATTCGGCGACTCAAGTCAGAGGTGCTTCCGCATCTCAAGAAGAACCCTATGGAGTACTGGTGTCAGATGTCAGAGTTGCAAGTGGCGGCTTACAAGCAGATGACTGAAGAGATGGTCGCCTGGGTTCATACGAAGATGGAAGAGGAAGGCGCGACCGATGAGGACGAGCTCTCACCCATTATAGCGAACGCAGTCATTTCTAGATTAGTCCGACAGCAACAGTTCGCATGTGCCTACTGCATCATCGATAAGGACGACAAGGTTCACATGAGCGAGCCTAGTCCCAAATGTGATGTTGCGTGGGACTTAATGCAAGAACGACTCGATGAAGGACAACCAGTTGTAATCTATTCGGCCTTCAAACAGCTACTGACCTTGTTCGAAGAGCGTCTGAAGAAGTCCAAAATCGATTACGTAAAGGTCACTGGAGATGTCAAACAGACAGATCGTGTAACGGCTGTAGAGTCTTTCCAGAGGGGAGACGTGGATGTCTTCTTAGGAACTATTGGAGCTGGCGGAGAGGGTATTGACTTATTCAAGTCATCCTGCATTATCTTCCTTTCCAGAGACTGGTCACCGGCAAAGAACAATCAGGCAGAAGACAGACTTGATCGTATGGGCCAGTTAAATGTCGTAGACGTTATTGACATCTATGTGGAAGGAACAATCGAAACAGACAAGAAGGACAGAGTCGCTATGAAGTGGAGTTGGATCAAGCAACTGTTAGGAGACGACAAGAAATGAAACTTGTACCGGTAGATCCGGCCAGCATCAACAATGTGAGAGAAGGCCGTCGAGGACGTGTCAGCTATCCCATCTTGAAGATGTTCCTGGAGAGCAATGAAGACCTTGTGATGGTGGATCGTACTGGAATGCAGAACAGCTTTCAAGGGCTGTACTCATCGTTGCGTGCCTACATCTCATCGCACAGTCTGCCTGTCGAAATCTTTAGCCGCCAAGGTGAAATCTACTTGGCACGTATCCGCGAGGATCCGAATGCTAAAGGCACCGAGGGTCACGAGCTGACTGAGGCAGACTTGCCGCCAATGCCCATTACTCCAGATGAAGTGCAGTCGCGTGCCGCTGTCGAGAGAGGACAGATCACCAAGTGAAGGACGTTCTATTACTTGTGGCCCGCAGATATAACGGGCATGAGCTTTGGACAGCACTAGGTGTCTTGGCTGACGCTGGGAAGACCTTTGAAGTCATCTCAACTGACCTAGAAGTTGCTGACGAGCTCACCGGACGTCGCAATGTTCTTGAGCGGACGCTTGACTCAGTTGATCCCGAAAAGGTTGTCGACGAGTTCAATGCGTTCATGATTGTATCAGGCAACATGAAGGACACCGAAGCTTATTGGGATGATCCGCAGGCACAAGCACTTGTCAGGGCCTTTGACTTCGAGAAGAAACCACTGGCAGCAATTTGTTGTTCCGTGCCCTCCCTGTGGCAGGTTGTTGAAGGTGTGCAAGTGTCCTTCTTCCCATTAGTACGTAGCAGACAAAAGCTTCGGCTAGGTGGAGCTAATCTTTCTACGTTGACTGTCTCAGTCGATGGACGAGTTGTTACAGCCGAGAATCAAATGGCCACTACAATGTGGGCAGAAATGTTTGTCAAAGTACTGAATGGGGAAGATGTTACCACAGGATTGGTTGACAGTGGCTTCACTCCTCATGGACGAGAGCGCAAGCCTATCGCCATTGTTGAACAGATCAAGGAAAGAAGGGCCCGCGAAAATGGCACTGATGCATAGAATAAACGGCACTACATGGGTAGAGTCTGGACCGCTAAGACGTGAAGAGGTCGAAGCTACTGTACTACATTACATCGAAAATGGTTTGCACGCCAACTTGTTCCTTAACTGGGAAGTCAAGCGTGGGACTAAGAACCACCCAGAGAACATTGTCATCGCCAAAGAGTTCACAGATGTCCTTATCAAGATGGGCATTGTAGAATGATCTGTAACGACTGCCACTCAAGAGCGACAGGCATAACGGGTATTGATAGGCATACTGTTGCGATAGCCTTTGAGCGCTGCGAAGTTTGTGGTGAACCTAGGAACTGCTTCGAATGTAACTGCCCTGGTAATTGGGGCTTCATGAAAGAGGAGAGCATGACCAACGAGTTAGACATGCCATTGCCCAAGCTGTTGACAGAACTGCGAGATGGTACTGCCAAGCCAGCACCCAACGCAGGTCAGCAACGACAGGAACGGATTGCAAAGCTGCAGATGGACATAGCGGCCTGTCAAGATGTCATCGCAGACATTGACCGGTACCTGCTGCATCTAGCAGAGCAGCCCGATCCCTGTGTTCATCGACATGTGCCTAAAATGGTACGTGGCTACCTGAAGGACTTGCGCAGACTAGCCAAGTCCAACATGCAAGCGTTCCAGACGGAACTGAGCTTAAAGCGAACAGCACAATGAAGCGCATCATGGTGATTGCCATTATTGGGTTCACTTTAGGGTTCGTCATTGGAGCCTACCAAGCAGTCCAGGCAGCAGGACCGGGTGACACAGGGACAGAGGTCACGGAAGTTCAAATGCGCCTAAAGGCTTTCGGGTATACGGTCACAGTAGATGGCAAGTATGGTCCGCAAACAACGAAGGCAGTGAAGTCGTGGCAGAAATCAAATGGATTATCAGTCGATGGTGTAGCCGGACCTGTCACTCTGGCCTCCCTACGAGGGGCTGTACGACAGAATAATGCCACACAAGTTACAGGATTGAATGGCCTAGCATTTGCACCAGCCGGCCTAGATAACTGTGCAGAGATGAAGTTCTATAGACAACAGGCAGGACTACCAGATGTGTTCGACTCTTTGGGCTGGCGTGAATCAAACTGCAGAAACGAAGATAGCGTCAAGACCTTCTGCTGTCACGGGTACTGGCAGCTACATCAGAACCATGTCCGATCGGGTTATGCTACACGTTTACGTCAAGACTGCGACATCGACTCCTACCAAGATTTCAATAGTGACGTACCGCTAGACAAGCAGCGACAAGCCTGTGGAGCTAAGGTCCTCTACGACATGTCAGGCATGAGCCCATGGAGATGATCAGGGAGTGGTTCCAGTTTCTGGCGATCATCCTTCTGGCAATCGCTGTCATCCTTCTTAGCAAGCGAGCCAGGCGATAATCCTCAATACTGCCAGGGAAAAGTTAGTCGACTGGTGTTGACTTTCACAGTTGACTTACTATATAATAATAGTACAAGAAAGGAGCAAAGGATGGGCGACTTCCCAGAAGGCCTAACTCCTATTTACATCCATAACTCTGACATTCAAGGGTTCAAAGGATGTCGTGAGCGGTGGAACTGGCTGAGCGATCTGCGCCAAGGCTGGAAACCTGAAGAGACTCCTACCCCGTTCTTCTTTGGTTCTGCCATTCATAAGGGTGAGGAAGTTTACTACTGCCCTGATACGTGGTCTCTTGTCTTAGCTGATGGTATTAAACGTGAAGCTGTCATCATGAATGCTATCCAGGCGTTCGTGGACCACATGAATGAAACCAAGAAGCGTTACCTCCGAGTAACCAAACAGGAAGTGTTGGACGATACTTGGAAGGAAAAGTTCGATGAGCACATGGACCTTGGTCGAGGTATGTTATACCACTACTTCGAGTGGGTACAAAAGCGTGACCTTGACTACGGGATCACACCTCTCGGTGTTGAATATGATTTCGTTGTACCGGTCTATGACACCTACGAAGAGCAACTCGAGTACTGCCCAAAGTCCGCTGGGACTATATTAGTCTTCCGAGGCCGTATCGATCTGTTGTGCCAGGACAAGGAAGGCCGCATCTGGATCCTTGACCATAAGACGACAGCGCGCATGCCCGACAACCTGCGCTTCCTTGAGATGGACGAACAGATGGGCTCCTACATTATGGGTTACAGCCTAATGACTGGGACTCGTATTGCTGGTGCTATCTACAATGAGATCCTGAAAGGTTACCCTGTACCGCCTAATGAGAACAAGGTCATTCGACTTGGACGCCGGTTTAGTGTTAGTCAGAATGCATACACAAGCCACGACATCTACTTGAAGACCATCACCGAAGCTGGTGAGGACGTAGAGTTGTATGCAGACCATCTACAATGGCTGAAAGACTTCGGAACAACCTACGTACGGCGTACAGAGATCAGTCGGAACACTAACGAGCTGATGGGTATCCGCCAACGTATCAAAGACGAGACAGCAGACATGATCAACGACCCTCGGATCTATCCTCATCCAGGTCGATGGGCTTGTGACAACTGTCCAACAGCCGCTCCCTGCCTCGCAAAGATGGAAGGTCAGGACTACGAGTGGATCCTAACCCAATCCTTTGTCAAAGAATCGAGAACCAATGCCTGATCTATCTGTGTTAACCGAACGTAGCTTTGGAGGGCTGACTCTTACATCAGTTCGACAAGCACCTCCGTGGATGAACATCTTCCTCTATGGAGACCCTGGAGCAGGCAAAACTGTCCTAGCAGGAAGTGCCGACGATGTACCTGATATGTCACCTGTACTGATCGGCGACGTTGAAGGTGGAAGCTTCTCGCTTAAGGCCTTCTATCCAAACGTCGACGTTGTCCGCATCAAGAGTCTGGCTGAACTCGTTCAAGTGTACCAGACCTTATTGACAACCGATCACGGCTACAAGACCTTTGTTCTTGACAGCCTGTCTGAAGTCAACAAAATGATCATGGGCGACATCATGAAGGCTGTTGTCGAAGAGGACGAGGAACGAGATCCTGATGTCCCTTCCATTCGCGAATGGGGCAAGCTTGGTGAGCAGATGCGTCGAGTTATTCGTCGGTTCCGCGATCTTCCCATGCATACGGTCTTCACGGCGCTCTTGGACGAGAGCGAAGACAAGAAGGGTCGTATGAAAAAGAACCCCATGTTGTCCGGTAAGCTCAAGAAAGAAGTCGCCGGCTTCATGGACATTGTTCTCTTCGTCTATGCCAAGCACGTCAGGGTGAATCCTCTGACAGGTGAGCTTGACCAAGACGCAGATGAAGCCCTCCATAGGTTCGTGCTCTCCAGCAGCACGGACGAGTTTGTGTGTAAGGATCGTTCCTCACGCATGCCAGAGGTAATGCTGGATCCTACAATGTTCAAAATCCACACCCTGATTCAAGGAGAGTAAGATGCCTGTTGTCGACTTTGATGGAGTACAAGGTGGCGGTTTCGATCCGCTTCCCCGCGGGACATACCACGGACTCCTCACTGGTTGGGAGACCCGCCAGACAAGTGAGAACGCCAAGCACCCTGACAAGGACTACTACAGCTTGGAGTTCACGATCCAGTCCGGTCCCTATGAGAACCGGAAGCTCTGGACGAACGCGATGCTCCCACCGGAGTACACGCCCTTCGTCTTGAAGCAGCTCGTTGACTCGGCGCCGACTGGCCCCGGGAAAGACGAGGACATCGAGGACTGGCTCGACAAGCAGGAGGGCGAGCTCGAGGTCAACCTCGTCGTCGCCGTCAAGAAGGCCACCAAGGAATACGAGGCTGGCAACAAGATCAACCAGATCAAGTCCTTCGACGAGTCCGGCCTCAAGGGCGGCGGTGGCGAAGGAGGAGAGAAGGTTAGCAGCGGCTTCATGCCGTAGTAAGTTCTAGCTGCGTGTATTGTTTGCTCCTTTCCACGCAGCAAGAGGCGCCATGAAGGTGTAAGGCCTACATCAAACAGGGTTCAAGTCCCGACATGGCACGTGGCAATAGCACCGGTAGGCCCAGAGGCTACAAATAAGAGGGATGTCTTCTTTAGCGCCCTGTTCGGAGATATGGAGGGGTATGTCTGCATAGCTTGTAAGAAGCCTGGGGTCGATCGAATGATGCAAGAGTTCTTCCAATGGCCAGAACAGAAGGCCTTCCTCTTGTCATACGTCGAGAAGTTCTGTATGACCCACGATGTCTATTACTGTCCAATGACGTTTACAGACATGAGAAGGACTAAGGAGTCAGTTAAAGAGGCGCCATGTGCTTGGGCTGATCTTGATAACTGTACGCCAGACCTGCTCGAAGAGATGCCAACCTTCGTCATAGAGTCTTCCCTTAACAGGTTCCAAGCCCTGTGGAAGTTCGAAGAGCCAATCAACGCGTGGGATGCCGAAGACATCTCTAGGCGCCTGGCCTTTAAGTATCTGACTGAGGGAGCAGATCAAGGCGGCTGGGACATCACTCAGCTGCTACGTACACCCTTTACTCCGAATCATAAGTATGCAGCATCTTTAGGTGCGGCACCTCTTGTAACCATTCATTCGGTCAATGGTGTATCGTACACTCTCGAGGACTTGCAAGACAAACTTCCACAGGTGGTCGGCTACGAGGCACTAGATATTCCGATGCCGATGGATGATGACCTGCCTAAAGAGGATTCGGAAGAGCTCCTGCAGAAGTATAAGAAGTCATTACAACCCTTAGCTTTTCACCTTCACTCTGTTGTCCCAGAGAGGAAGAAGTGGTCAGAGGCTCTTTGGCAGCTGGAGATGTTCTGCATCGAGTCAGGCATGTCCTCAGAGGAAACGTTTGTAGTAGCTCGAGACAGTGCCTGTAATAAGTACAAGCGAGATGGCAAGAGTATAGTTCATCTTTGGAAAGAGGTCTGCCGAGCTAAGTCGAAGTTCGATCAGCAGATGACAGTGCTCGCCCCGAAGGGAATGGGCGACCTTCTATCTGATGCTGACCGTAAGGCGTGTGAAGCCAACCATACGTTCATTGAGGAGTACATCGAATGGGCACGAACCATAGGAGACGCCGCACCACAATACCATCAAGCAGGCGCTTTTGTTCTCCTTTCATCCTTACTTGCTGGCCCTGTCCGTTTGCCTACTTCTTTTGGTGTAGTGATGCCGAACCTCTGGTTCATGATTCTAGCAGACACGACTCTGACGAGGAAGTCAACGGCGATGGACCTAGCAGTGGACCTGCTAGTGGAGATTGACGATAACGCTATCATGGCAACTGATGGTTCTATCGAAGGCTTGATGGGAGCATTACAGTTTAGACCTGGAAGGCCAAGTGTCTTCCTTCGTGACGAGTTCTCAGGCTTGCTTGAGGCAATGAACAAGAAGGACTACTATGCAGGAATGGCAGAGTCGTTCACCAAACTCTACGACGGGAAGTTCCAAAAGCGAATCCTCCGACGAGAGACCATTGAGGTCAAGGACCCAGTCCTTATCCTCTTTGCTGGAGGCATACGTGAACGCATCCTTCAACTGCTCCAGTATGAGCACGTCGCTTCGGGCTTCTTGCCTCGTTTCATATTCATCATGGCCGAATCAGATACAAGTCGCCTGCGACCTCTTGGCCCTCCAACAGACTTCACTCTTGAAGGAAGAGATAGGCTCCAAACCTTTCTGACTAATCTGCACAACTACTATACGTCTGACACCATTATGACTATTGGTGGCAAACAGATTGCTTCGACTTCTGAGTGGCGAGCTACGTTGACTCCATCAGCTTGGGACTTATACAATCATTACGAACAAGAGTTGATGAAGACGGCACTTGATAGCCAGTACCCAGATCTCTTGACGCCTATGTTCGATCGCCTAGCAAAGAGTGGCCTTAAGGCAGCTGTGCTGATTGCCTGCCTTGATATGAAGGACAGAGTCGAAGTAGACGATATTCATTTGATGAAGGCCTTTTATTACGTCGAACAGTGGCGTGCAGGTTCTGTTGAACTCCTGGCTAACATTGGACGTACTTCTACAGAACGTCAAGTCCAGCTATTGATGCGGGCTATTGCTAAGGAGCCTGGCATCTTTCGTTCAGCTCTTATGCAGCGTTACCATTTGTCCGCCCGGGAAGCGGAGGCATCTCTTATGACCTTAGAGCAACGAGGTCTATTGCAGAGAGTCAAGAATGGCCGTTCAGAGACTTTACATCCTACCGTTGTAGCAAACCAATATACCTGAGAGGACAGTATGGCATCAGTAGCAATCATCAGTGGTGGAATGGACAGCGTTACGCTGGCACACCACATGAAAAAGAACCTCGGTCAAGCCGAGGTCTATGGCATTGGGTTCAACTATGGACAGCGCCATCAAAAGGAGTTGGCGTATGCCTCGTTGCTTGTTGAAGACGGAATCCTTATCGACTACAAGACAGTCGATCTTCGCGTGCTGCAAGATCTGCTTGGGGCTAGCGTACTCACTGATCATGAACGCGAAGTACCTGACGGACACTATGCGGAAGAATCGATGAAGCAGACAGTCGTTCCCAATCGGAACATGATCATGCTGTCTATGGCCATTGGTTATGCTGTCACTCTAGAAGCTGCAGACGGTGTCTGGACTGGCGTGCACAGTGGTGATCACTTCATCTATCCTGACTGCCGACCGATCTTCATCCAGAAGGTTGCCGAGACAGCTCGCGTGGCCAACGAAGGCTTCATGGAGTGGACAACTGATGCTGTCATTGCTCCCTTCCTTGGAGGAGGCAAGCACGACATTGCAGCTCTGGGAGCCGAGATTGATGTTGACTATCGCAAGACATGGTCATGCTACAAAGGCGGACAGATCCATTGCGGCCGTTGTGGAACATGCGTGGAGCGCAAGGAAGCTTTCCGACTCAGTGAAGTGATTGATCCCACTGAGTATGCAGATCCGAACTTTGAGATTGAGGCATACCGCGGATGAACACCTACGACATGGTAATGCAATTCCACCAGCAGTTCAACTGCGCCATCGGAATCGGCATCACAAACCCTTCAGACCGCTCGTTGCGAGTCGCCTTGATTCGGGAAGAGCTACGTGAACTAGCTGATGCCCTAGACGCAGAAGATATGGTTGAAGTTGCCGATGCTCTTGGTGACCTCGACTATGTTGTGAACGGAGCAGCTGTTGCCTTTGGCATTCATCTTCCTTCCGTTACTGCTGAGGTCCACCGATCCAATATGACCAAGATGCCGCCAGATGGTATTCCTATCAAACGTGAGGACGGCAAGGTTCTCAAGGGTCCAAACTTCGAGCTGCCTGATATCAAAGGAGTCCTGAATGGTTACCAATCACAATCCGTTAGTCTTGAATCCTGATGACGAGTTCGAAGCTGTTATTATCGACATCCTAAAGATGCATAGGAAGAAGAGTGTGCAGTATGGCTCCGATAACGACCCCCTCGACAACTTCACAGTTGGTGCTTATGCTACGAACTCAACACCGCTCCGATACCTCGAAGCTCTACTGGCCAAGCATAGCGGCGCTCTTAGAGCCTGGTTCGCACGTCAACCAGACCACACAGTAGATCCAGTCAAGACAGCTGGTTCGAACGACGGCTACATCGACAGAGCCGTATACTCCATCATTGCTTGTGTACTGTACAGACGAACCTGAAATTGAACCATGCGTTGGTTGGGAGGGCCCATGCACACTCTTTGGCGAGTTCCACGGATGTGCATGGCCTCTCAATCATGCAGGTCGCCGAAGCCACCCTGGCACAAGTCATCTATGTGCATGCGGCGTCGGTATACCTGCTCGTTGGATTGAACTACATCCATACATCCTGAAAGGAAACTATGTCTCTGCAACTGAGACTCAATGAACACTACACAAGCATTCAAGGCGAAGGGCCTCATGTTGGTGAGTCGACGCAGTTTGTTAGGTTTAGCGGCTGCAACATGCGCTGCCCTGGTTGGCCTTGCGATACTCCGCATGCTATAATGCCCGCGCTCTGGAAGGACGATCCAAAGCTCGACCCGGACGCCTTAGCGGATCAAATCATTGCCGAGCGCTACCGAACAGGAGCCATGCGAATCTGCTTGACAGGCGGAGAGCCTCTGATGCAAGACAACGATACCTTGCGGGCACTAATCTCAAAACTCGACAGAGCCGAACTCCTGATTGACATCTTTAGTAATGGTTCGTTCATCTATCCTGAATGGCTGATGCGCTCGCCAGAAGTCACTATCATTATGGATTGGAAGCTCGAAGGTAGCGGTGAGGCCAAGACGAAGCTTGCCAATCGACATATCAATCTTCGGCAACTACGTACCCAAGATTGTGTCAAGTTCGTAGTCGCGTCACCTGAAGACCTGGCTGAAGCGCACGGCCTGTGGAAGGAATGGTACTTTGTCCGCGCGACGCCATATGTCGGAGCAGCTTGGTCCAAGATCGATGACAAAACCATTGTCGACTATGTACTAGAGAATAGGTTACCATGGGTATTGAACGTTCAACTTCATAAGCATATCTGGGGAGAACAACGTGGCGTCTGACATGATCAAAAGGCATGCGCTGAACGTCCTTCAAGAACTCATGCCCAATGAAGACTGGCATAGTCAAGATATGGTGAACACTGCCATGCGCTGGTGCAAGATGATGGAAGAGATGTCCAATGATGGAAAGGGAATGCCATTCGAGTTCACCACCTTTAAGAATCCAGGGCATGACGAACTTGTCTTGGTAAAGGACATCGAGTTCGCTTCGCTGTGTGCTCATCACCTCCTTCCGTTCTTCGGTAGAGTGCACGTAGCATATGTTCCTAATGGGACGATTGTCGGGCTCAGTAAGATCCCTCGACTGGTTCACTACCTCTCAAAGGGAACTTGGACACAAGAAGGACTCACCCAGAGGATTGCTAACTTCCTTGAAGAGGTTCTTGATCCGATTGGTGTAGCAGTAGTAATGCCTGATACAATCCATACGTGTATGAAGGTACGTGGTATCAAAGAACGTATGGCAACTACAACTACGTCAGCAATGAAAGGATGTTTCGCCGACCATGAACGACTCGCCAGAGCAGAGTTCCTCGCCCTGCTTGCTCTCTGAGGACCAACAACAAGCCATTCTTCAAATGGCGACAGCCCAAGTAGTCTTTGTAGGTAGGGTCTATATGGCCGCAGAAAGGTTTCTTCATGCAGTTGGCATTGATCCCGCCGAACTCGTCGCACGCCTCAATCCTTCAGGGGACAATCAACCTGATGCTTCCATGGCAGCTAGTGGACCTGCCTCTAGATTTCGTCCAGCAGGCTCTGAAGACCTACACCATTCTTGACAATGGAGCTGCAGAGGGTCAAAGTATTGGGCTGAATCAATTGCACACACTCGTTCGAGATTGGCCTGAGATTGATGAACTTGTCTTGCCCGATAAGTTGACAGACTGTGCAACGACTCGTGACTTCGTTCTTCAAGTAGGCAACCTAGAACCTTTGTTAGAACTGAAAGAACAGAACGGTGTTAAGTTCATGGCAGTAGCTCAAGGTATGACCCTTGCAGAAGTTATGTCATGTATCAACTTGTATACCGAACTACCATACGTTGACGTGATTGGCTTGCCTCGAGTTATGAACATTCTCTTCGGCAGACAAAGTCGTCTTCGGATGTGTGAAGCTCTTGCTAGGAACGATACGTATCCCAAACCAATCCATTGTCTTGGCAGCTTGTACCAATACCCGTCTGAAGCCCGAAACTTGAAATGGCTGCCTAACGTTCGATCGATGGATACAAGTTTGCCTTGGGTGTACGGAATCCAGGAGAGGTACATTACAAGTATACTGAACAAACAGATTGAACGACCTGATAACTACTTTCATTACGACCTGAATAAGAATCAGAGGTACATCAGTGACCGAAACGCAGGCACCCTCCTTCGCTGGGCGGAAGCACCCGCAAGCTGATTGTGAAGGCTGCCCTCTTTACAAGAGGAAGCATGTCCCGAACAATCTTAACCCAACAGCTACCATAGCTTTCATCGGGGAAGCTCCGGGCGCTATGGAAGCTAAAGGCGGCCTACCATTTGTCGGCCCAAGCGGTCGTCTCCTCCACAGCGCGGCTAGACAGGAGGGAATCGATATGGCAAACGTTTCAGAGCTGAACACAGTACAATGTCAGCCTCAGAAGACACTTCCGAACGAAGCCATTACTCGATGCAAGCCCGCACTCATGGCAGATCTCGCTTCGCTTCCTATCGAGACAGTAGTGACTCTAGGCAACACTGCGACTCGTGCCATCACCGGACTCGAGAAGATCACCCAAGCTCGTATCGGTCCACCCAGAGAGATGAATGGCTGGAAGGTTATACCGACATTTCATCCAGCCGCATGTCTTCGTCAAGGCGACTTCTTCCCATCAATGTCTCGTGACCTCCGCAAGGTGTATGAGCTACCTTCACAATGGAAAGCTCCAGACTTCTTAGTGCTAGACGATCCAGACGAAGCAGAAGATTGGCTCCGCGGCCATACTGAGCCCTGGTCGCCTCAACCTGTGGTGATTGATATCGAAGTAGGCATCGAGAAGGACGTCGACTTCGAACACCCTGAACGCTATCAGTTCTTGTGTGTAGGGATTGTACTGGCAAACGAAGTAGTAGTCATAGGCGAGAATGCCCTTCAAAGTACCTTTGCCAACGATGCACTTAAGATGTTCATCGAATGGCACAAGCCCATTTGTCACAATGGAAAGTTCGACCTAGCAGGCTTGACTGCCTTAAACATCTTTGGAATCTTGTACTTCGACACAATGTTGGCCTCTCATATAACAGACGAGCGACGTGGAACAAACTCTCTAGAGTACAACGCAGTCGAGATCCTTGGCAGTCCTGCTTGGAAGAAGGAACTCGAACAGTACCTTGGAGAGAATAAGAACTATGCAGACATTCCTCGCGACATCCTCTACAGATACAATGCCTATGACATCTGGAACACCTGGCTGCTATACAAGTACTACTGTGAACACTTGACACCCAAGGAACGTGAACTCCACGATTGGATGTGTCGCGTCTCTATGATGTTCATGCATACTGAGATGGCCGGATCTCGTATCGACCCAGAGTACTTAGTCCAGCTAGGTGAAGAGCTCAAGATCGAAATGGCTGAGTACATGGAAGTCACATCCAAGTATGTCGACAACCCTAGAAGCTGGCTGCAAGTTCAGAATGCCTTAGCTGAACTAGGTCACCCAACACAATCTACTGACGAACTTCATCTGACCATGCTGATGCGCGACAGGCGTATGAAGCAATCAATAAAGGACTTTATCGTTGCACTACTCAAGTACAGAGGCGTTCAAAAGCTGCACTCTACTTATGTAGAGGGCCTATTGAAAAGAGCTTACCATGACCGTATTCACACCACTATCTTGCTCCACGGAACGACTACAGGACGTGCTTCCTCCCGAAATCCTAATATCCATAACCAACCACGAGGTTACAGGATTCGGCGAGCTTGGATACCCGATAGTGACAAATACGTATACGTTCAGGCGGACTATAGAACGGCGGAACTACGTGTCATGGGAATCGAAGCTAATTGCAGCTACCTTATTCCTGTCCTTTCAGATTCTTCACGAGACATCCACAACGAAGTTAGTGACGTTGTCTATGGTCCTGGAAACTGGCGAAAGGAAGTGGAGCGAGTCCGTACTAAGGCAGTGGTATTCGGAACCTCGTATGGACGCGAACCTCAATCGATTGCTGACGAATACGGCATCACTGTTGCTGCTGCAGCTATTATCCAGGATGGCTTTACAAACATGATGCCTGACGTTATCGCTTGGAAGGCGGAACTCAAGCGACGCGTCTTCGAAGATGGTTGGGATCCCATTACCCACTTCGGACGGACTAGGCACTTCCACCTGATCACCAGAGAGAATGCCAACGATGTTGAAAGGCAACTGTATGCATTCTTCCCACAATCAACTGCCAATGAGATCTGTTACCGAGCCGCAGCAAGAGTCTGGGAGAAGTACGGCTTCGACATCCGCATTCTAGTTCATGACTCTATACTTGTACAAGCATTACCTGATGAGGCGAAAGAAATAGGAGAAGTCATCGCTAAGGAAATGGAACTGACAGCTGCCGAGGAATACTCGGACAAGATACCATTCTTCGTTGATGTACAAATAGGAAACGACTGGGGAAGCTTAGCATGAGTAAGGGTAAGCGGGCTGATATCGGCGATGAGACTGTCAACCAGAACGGCTATACATGCGTCAAGACCTCCACAGGGTGGCGCTTCAAGCATCATCTGGTTGCCGAAGTAGCATTAGGCCGACCGCTAGAAGAAAACGAACGGGTCATCTTCGTCGACGGTGACCGAACGAATCTCAACTGCAGTAACCTAAAAGTGGTTATCAAGCAGATGCGAGTGAGTCAGACATACGACAAGCGGTATGATTCACTTCGTGATCGCATGGCCCTCTTCGTCGAAGAGGCTCCGGACACACAAGGCGCCTTGAATGATATTCACGGTCTCTTAAACGACCTTCGTTTGGCCCACGGTCTATCAGCGATTTACTTATGAGCACGCGTTATAGAGGCACATAGACTATGGTCTACGCGAGTCTAACAAGTGACATCGCGCTCTCTAAGCACAAGATAAAGGCTACTTACAGACTCGAGGATAGAGATGATCGATCCGATACATACACCTATTGTCGCTATAGATCCGGGCGAGACTACCGGAGTCGCGTGGTATACAATGGGCAGCATCTGGTGGCGCGAGTTCGGTCCAGGACCTCACCACGATGTATTGAAACAGTTCCTCGATGTCGTGGGGCCTCGCCACGTAGTTGTAGAGAACTTTGAGAATCGCAACAACCCAGCAGCACTATTAACCAGCGTCGAATATATTGGGGTATGCAAGCAATGGACTCAGATGAAGAGTGGTACGAAGCTTACCGTGATCGGCTCAAGCGCAAGCAAGTCAGTGTGGCCCGACAAAAAGTTGAAGAAGCTGCGTATAGAGCTGCCTCCCGCAAAGCCTCGACATCAGCGGGACGCCCTTCGAGTCCTTCTCTTGTTCATCCAACGCGATCTCAAATGTATGGATTTCGTGAAGTTGGCCACGGCACCTGGCGCGCAAAGGCCGCATGCGTAGGTCTGCCACCAGAATGGTTCTTCCCGCCTCGTGGACCTTTTCCAACCGAGCAATACGTCGTCTGCAATAGCTGTCCGGTGATTATGGAATGTCTTCTGACTGCACTGAGAATGGAGACAAACGACACACCACTAGGTGTATGCGGCGGTACTTCACGTCGCATGCGTAAACAAATAAAGCAAGCTCTCCTACCAAGGAGCCCCGAAAGCCTGTCGGTAGGAGAGCTTGCGATCTTTATGGCGACTTGGCAACAGCCTAAGTCAGCGGCCAGCCCAGAGGTACCCAAGCATGAAGGCGACAATAAGCAAGACTACCCAGACCCAGCTACCAATCACTAGTTCGCCTAGATCAGTCTTTGGCACTGTGACCTCCGTCGTCGTGACCTCCGTTGAGACCACTTTAGATGCATTCTTCTGGTAGTATACCCAGATCGCCTGGAGCAGTGCCCCTACAGCTGCGACGAGCCAGGTATTGAGTTCATCAAACTTAACTGGACTATCAATGCCGGCCTTGGTTGATAACCATACCAATCCCAGCATAATGAACGGAGCCAAGAAGGCCGCTACAGCTTTCGCTGCATAGGCAATAAAGGCTTTGGCTTGCATAGTTTCTCCTTACGTGTAATGAACGAAGACTCTGTTGCCAGCAGCAAGCTGACGCGAAGGTCCGCCGTTCCAGTTATAGAAGTCCTTCACAGTCGCCGTACTAGGTGTCTGACCAGCTCGACGAATAATCGACCAAGCGCCTTCTCCTGGCAGGACAGCTATGTCAACTCCCTTCACCATCGGTATCTTCCAGCGCTCCCCTGGATTCATAACCGTATCTGGTGCATTCCACTCTACGATGACTCCCCAATGCTTACCAGTTCCGTAGTGCAGCATTGATACACTCCAAGGCGAATCTCCGTTGACAACATAGTGTAGTCCATAGCTAAGGTGCTCCAGGTCACCAGGCGGCGGAACGGGCTCTGGCTCAGGCGGGGGTTCAACAGGCGTCTGGTGATACGGAGTCACTATCTCTGCCCACCGATTCAAGATGAGCTGTCCAGGGCAAGCAGTATTGGCTCCGGGCATCTGCCTGTGGGGTCTGGTATCCACAGAGGCTTGAAGAATGCCTGTCTCGATCAGGTAGGCTCTCAGCCATTGAACCTTCCTGACTTGCTTATCAGTCATAGGTTCTGCTGTGCCATTAAAGATTAGAACACCGACAGCAATGTCATTCTCTCCTGCCGAGTGAGCAGCTCGAAACGTTCCGGCATACTCGTAGATCCGATCTGAGTCATCCTGGTCAATGATGTAGTTGTATTCAAATGGTTTCCCCGCTAGGACAGCATAGTTCTGTAGCGCCAGGATCTCATTGACTGTATCACCCGCATCGCCATACGTGACATTGACTCCTGTGTAGTGAATAGTCATGAAGGGCTCATCAGACAAAGCTGGCCTAATACTCCCATCACTATTACGTACTACCAAGGGCAGACCTGTTGTCTGTCGAGGAATGATTTGAAACTCGTTGTTCATTTCAGGGCTCCTAGCTGATTGAGAACTGTCATCATGACGTCCTGACTACTGCGCTGTTGATCGTCCAGTTGACGCGATCACCGACCACCCAGGTGAAGGGAATGGTAGCCGTGATCCCCTGGATGAAGGTGTGTGCTGCTGAGGTCGCCGACACGCGCGGGAACGCCCAGTTGTAGGCACCACCATGTCGGATGATCTCGCCTTCGAATAGGACTCCAGCACTCACGTCGTCGTAGGCGACACGACCAATCGACGGCCCGTTGAACTGCGGCCCCCAGAAATCGAATCCGACTGGGAGCGCGATGTACGGGAAAGCAGACGCGAACACGGACCCGCTTGAACCGAACACCAGCAGACCAGTCGCAAACATGTGTCCCTTGCCGCCAACACCAGAGGCTCCGACATACGTGTACTCGGCGGTATTGGTGCCGTTGCCAACATTCCACTCGCCGATGACCGGTACGTAGCTCGCCGACTGAACTGTAGTAACAGTCCCAGCCCCAGCATCAGGTATCGCTCCTAAGATAATGGCCTTAGAACCTTTAGCAAGAACCCAAACTGTCTGGCCAACTACAACAGGCTGCAGGCTTGGCAGGATCTGCTGCCCAGCATTACCATCCATAGTCACTTCAACTAAAGATAGCGACGTCAAAGACTTAACGACAGCTTGAGACAAATGTACAGGCGCATCCTGTTGGGCTAAAGCCTGTCCTAACTGAATGGCTTCTATGTTAGACACTTACACCCCTGCCTGTCAAATACATTGGCCTGCTATGGATAAGAGAGAAGGCCAACTGATCAGCCGTGTATCTCATACCATCGTAAGTCCATCCATCACCCAACTCGACCTTAGGAATCTGGATAGCTGCAAAGGTATGTGTAGCTTGCCTTGCAAACTTCTTGTACGAGATCCGCTCAGCGGCCTTAAGACAAGCCTCATTCGATAGCAAGTCAGAAACTGAGAACGTTTCAGGCACATCACCATATGGCCCATAGACATAAGTTGGTGAAGCCGGATTTAAATCATACCAATCACCTCTTGATATCCCATCAGACGTGACTATAATATGATTGGCTGAACGCCTTTGTTTATTGATCTGCTTCAAAAGGGTTATGTCAGAGATGTCTGGTGACTTCGTATTACTCGGCTCACCTGGAATAGCCCTAAACATACAATTGCCTGTTAGGTCCATTAACATTTCGTACCCATAGCCTTCAAGCAATTGTTGCACAGCCGCAACGGGATCCTTGTCAAAGTCTACAAAGTAGTTTGACAGCTGCACATCAATAGAGTTCAGCCCTGTAAAGTTTAATGCCCGACCAGACAAGCTCAGAAGAGTCTTGCACACATCAATAAGGTCGTTAGAGAACGTGTACGCTTGAGTTGTCTTACGTTCTGCTACCAGAGCGGATTCGTCCTGTAGCGAAACACGGTAGCCTGTATTCTGTCCAGTCTCATCAATAGCCAAGTCACGTAAGAAGTACAAGCCCATAGGCTCAAGAGTGTCTATGCCTAAGTAGACTTGCCACCTAGCATTGTCATCTTCCAGGAGCTTCAAGAACTGCGGGCTAGGTGTCTTGGTCTGAAAGACTACATGGCAGCGGCGTCTAATGCCACTATCCATAAAGTTGATAGTACCATCCGTCATAGGCGGCATATCATCTAGAGTGAGCTCCTGTCCACTTGAAGTGCGGATCTGAAAGGCTACTTGGTGCCCATGAGCATAGGCAGCCTTCGTTATATCTCTACCAGACAGGAGGCTCATCGACCTGCTCCAGAGTCACATTGATAATGTACCTTATTGGAGTAGTGTTCTGCATCAGCACTTGCATGTCGCTCGAGATAACTACAGACCAGCACTCCCCTGTGGAGGTCCGTGTTAAGATCAAGACATCGCGGTTCACGTGGTAGATCTCCCACAGGGCGAAGTCGGCCGCCGAGAGAAGTTCGACCTGGAAAGCAAACTGCCTACCCTTAGAAGTGTCTCGAGTCAGTACACGCCTATTACGACCAATAGGAGCATACATAGCTAGAGAGGCTTGCAGGTTGAATCCTAGAGAGCCGTCATCTCCGTTGATGTCAAAGCGAAGAGGGCCGTTAGCATCATCAGAAGGATCCCACAACGTCCATTGAAGACCAGGGGAGCTTGTTGACAGGCTTATCTCGGATGTATACTGTCCTTCATGGAGAAGTCCATCCATAAGTCCAAGGACACGTGCCCTATACTTAAATGTCATACCCTCAGGCACTACGTAATCCGAGAGTGCTACATCCGAGTTCGGACTTACCTGCTTGATAAGAATCGGAGTCCATGTAGTGCTATTTGCTAGTTGCCGCTCAATGACCAAATAGCTAACACAGCCTTGGAGAGGATATACGTTGCTTCCATACCCATCAGTATTCAGGCCATCATTGGTAAGAGTAGACTTGAACTGTAGGCATATGCTGTCAATGTAATAGGTGATAGCACTATTTGTAGGCAGTCCTAATAAGAATGCTACAGCTACAGCTCCATCAGGAATAGTGACACCTTCACATTTAAAAGAAGCATACGTTGATGTGCTTGTCATAGCAGAGACAGTGCCCCACTTATCATGGATAGTAGCACCTGTACTATCCATGAACCGCAAGCCTAGAGTACATCTACCAGCTGTAGTAACTGAACGAACCCAAGCACGAGCCGAACAGATAGTTGTTGGGAGAGCTTCTGGCAGGTAAAACTTATGCGCAGGCAGAACTAGCGTTGAGGATCCTGTCGAAACATATTGAAGATGATGTGTACCTATGCGCGGTGCAGTAGTAACTTCGGTAACCGTGCCCACCGTAGGATTATCTGACTCAATCTTATGAAGGGCTCCAGTAAACGTGAGGGGCTTCTCGGATCCCAAAAAGTTAGCGGCATTTCCCCAAATGTAGCCTCCAGCATTGAAAGCCGGAATACTTGCCCCATTATAGCGGTTGAAAGAAATACTATCCACGTCAAACGTTGTAGCAATACCAGCAGCCACTACTACGATTTGCACTATAGCATATGCCGCAGTACCTGGCGTTGTAACAGTTCCAGATAGCTGTACACGTGAAGTAGAACCAGCTGAAGTAGCAACCGTAGAAGTTGATATAAAGGCCGTACCGCTAGTATACCAGCTAATATTGAAGTTCACAGTTGCTGCAACAGATGTACGGAAGAAACAAGTAGCTGCATACACCTTAGATGCCTGAACTGGTACAGCTGCCCAGCTTAGTGTAATATCCCCAATGCTCGTATTTCTGGTAACTCTAATGACCTGACCAGTTCTTTGAGTACCGTCATAGGGAGCTGTAAACGAAAGAGTATTGACTGTAGCTGTAACAGCTGGCCCAACTGCTATTTGTGCAACGTCAACTGTACCTTGAACGCCAGAAGCTAGGGCGGGTAAAAGATTGTCGCAAGAGTGACCTGTAAAGTCAACTTGGTCGCCATTGATAACTGCTGTTAGTACAGGTACTACAGGTCTTGTAGCTGTCTGCTCTGCCTTTATTGTAGACCAGTTACTCCAGTAATAATCACCCATTGCAGGAGAAAGCCATCCAGAGGACATATGTATGTATCCTGTAGGCTTAGTAGCCGAATCAGGATTTACGAAATCGACTCGAGGAACTACCAAACCTTTATCGTCTGGTCTAGGAACAATAAGGCCAAAGTCCTCAATGATGGCCTCTTGTGGAGCAAGGGCAGCATCTGAGTAGACAACCCGAACAACATCAGGAACGTCACTTGGATTACTGCTTTGAAAGAACGTAGAGCCGACTGAAGGCTTAGCCATCCCTCCTATGGAACTTAGCGACACACCAGGCGTAGTAGGATCCCAGATATGAGGCGGCGGCGAAAAGTAGGCCACATAGGTAGTAGGTGTAAACACAAGAGGGTAGATTACAACTTCCCGGAAGACCACTTCAACATCATCTACCAGAGGAGGAACTGGAGGGACAAAGATTTCAAGTTGATTAGTGCCAGCCAAGTTCCATCTTGGAATCTGTGTGTCAAAGTTATAAAGGAAGAACGCCCTAGTATCGCCCAATGTACTAGTAGGCAAAGGCTCTTCGAGTGGAGCTACATCGAATCCAATCTCGCCTTGAACATTTCGAGCTGGGATGGAAAAGTTTCTTACTCCACCTGTTGTTGTCAGTCTAATAGGAACACTCAGATACGGAACAGCAATACGTGTCCATTCCTGAGCTGGAATGGTTACACTGCAAAAGGCTCTGAACTGAATCATCAGACCATATACATACTCACTAGCAGACGGAGTAAATGTCGACATAGCCAACGTGAGCGGCCCAGCTGCCCCAGTTATCTTTGTTCCAAACACATACTCAGTGGCAGACGATCCTGAAAGGATCTGAGTAGGCGTTAAAGCCGAAGCACTATCCTTCCAGTTATTTATGTTGGTTATGCTGCTAAAGACTATGGGTGTAGCTTTTGTCAAAACGGGCCTAGCCATAGTTACTCCCGTATCGTGGCTGGCTCATCTCTCTGACCAGCTCGCCAAACTTTTGATCGACTATCTGTTGGATCTTATCCAGGTCGTCATCGTCACGTACAGATCCAACAGTAAGCTGTACTGCTCCTTGAGCGACATTGATATTGGTACCTCCGCCACGACCGCTTCCAAAGGCTGCTGCGCCAACCATATTCGGCATTGATGGAGCTAGGCCACTCAACCAGCGAGCTGTGTCACCCCATTGCTGTTCCATGCCCTTTTGAAAGCCCTGCATGATCAATCGACCATTATTGATGAGGGCAACTGCGTCAGCTGCTGGAGGACCTTTTAGATCTGTTATGTCAGGCTTGATCCCTGCAAGCCAACCCTTAGCGCTTTCCCAAACACTCTTCATTCCATTCCAGAAGCCTTGGATGACAGATTTGCCTGCATTGTAAAGCAGCATACTCAAATCGCCAACCTCTCGCTTTATGGCTGCTCCGCGTCCCTGGAGCCATGTCGCTATGGCCTTGAACTCTGCAATCAGGTCATCCTTCATCGCTGTAATAATCATTGTAGCCACTCTAGCCCCAGTCCTAAAGATGTCCTTAATGAACTCCCAGAAGGCTGAGAAGATACCAGTCACTTGAACGTAGAAGCCGTGAACAATATGCTTTGCGCCTTCCCACATACGTGCCCAATCGCCTGTCAGCAAGCCTGCAATGATATCGAGAATGCCTCGAATCATTTCAAGTCCACCTTCGAAGATGGCTGCAAGGATATTCCACAGAACTTCAATCGAAGCTACGGCTGCACCAAACGCACCGACTATGATGGCCTTCACATAAGGCCAGAGCCACTCAGTCAACACCTTGATTAGGTCCCAAGCCTTCTGAATGATGATCCAGATGTCTTCAACGATCGGACCGATGTTCTCCTTGATGCTTAACCATACAGCTACAAGACCAGGACCAAACTCCGCCACGATATAATTGTAGATATCCTTGCACTTATTCCAGAAGGTGTCTATATTATTAACAATCCAAGTAATGGCCTCTACAATAGCATCCTTGACTGTATTAAAGGTCTCTCTGATCAGAGGCCAGTTCTCTCTGAACCAATCAACAACAGCCTGCACTGCTTCTTTAAGTCTAGGCCAGACATATTCCCACGCTGCTTGAATACCAGCAAGAGTATCCAGTATGGCCTGTTTGATCCCAGGCCAGTACTCAGTCCATTTAGCCTGCAACCAGTTTAGGAACTCTTCAGTCTTCGCCTTAATCTGCGGCCAGTACTCTGCCCACAAAGCCTTTGTGGTCTCCCAGAACTCAGTCAGCTTATCCTTGATTCCTGGCCAGTACTTATCCCAGGTCTCTCTCAGCCAGTCAAGGAAGTTCTTGGTCTTCTCTTTGACTTCAGGCCAGTACTTATCCCAGAAGGGCTTGAGCTTATCCCAGTTCTTATAAATGAGGAATGCAGCTCCAGCAATAGCTGCTAGGATTAGTGCGTATGGACCTAGCACTGCTATGATGTTGGCTATACCGCCAGCCATCTTAAGAGCTCCAGCAAAAATCAAGAAGGCGCCTGAAACACCTAGCAAGGCACCTGTTGCTACAAACAGGATACCTGAAAGGGCAATAGCATAGGCAATGAACTTTTGTGTCTCTGGATTTAGATCCAAGAACCAATCCAAGATCTGATTACCCAGATCAAGAAGCTCCTGGAACTTGGGCATTAAGAAATCACCCAATACAGTTGCCAAGACCTTCATCTTGTTCTTGAGCAAGTCAATCTGAGTTTGGGGCTGTACAAACATTATGTCGTAAGCAGCCTGAGCTTCACCTGCTGCATTCTGCATTTCATCGACACGCTGATTGAGCTCGTCATAGTTTGAGATCGCTACGTCCCAGAATCGACGTGCTTGAATATTATTGCCTGCACCCTTAAACAGTTCTTGAAGTGCGGCAGCCTTCTCAGGACCTGTAAGACCTTCTAGCTTCTTGCCTAGCTGGGTGACAATGTAATCAATATCAGCGAACTCTCCATTGTTCTTTCTGACAACAATGCCCATGTCTTCCATGCGCTCGACTGTCTTGGGGTTAGACAAGAGGTCAAGGGCACGAGCAGCAGATGTACTAGCCCGAGAAGCACTCAAACCGTTTCTGGTTAGGAAGGCTAGCATACCAGAAAGAAGTTCAATACTCTGCCCAGCTCTAGCTGCCGAAGGAAGTGACAGACCAATAGAGTTGGCAAAGTCTTCGTAGGTACCAACGCCCTTGCGGACTAACTGGAACTGTACGTCTTGAACACGGCCTAGATCTTCAATGCCTAATCCAAAGGCATTCATGATACCGATTGTGGCAGCCCCAGCAACTTGAAGATCAGTCTGACCTCCAACAGCGCCCTTCGCAAAGGCTTCAAGGATCTTGCCAGCATCAGCAACACTGACATCCATCGATGAGAAGATCTGGTAGAGACCTTGCTGCACTTCATCAAACGGAACTGGAATGTATCTTGCTACATCCAAACCAATCTGCTTGATCTGTTCTAGCGAAGCACCAGTCTGATCAACCTGCGTCAATGTCAATGCAGCCTGTTGCTGATACGCCATTGACGTGGAAATCATTTCTTTGGTGAGCCCTAATAGACCTGCGCCAACCGTGCCTATTGCAGCACCAAGACCTAATAGGGCTCCACCAGCTGCAATCATCCGGGCGCCTGAGTTGTAAGCATCCGAACCTAATGTTCCAAAAGCTGCCGACACTCCCCTAATCGTCTGGGTTGCTTCGTCCTTCGCCCTCAGAACGAGAATGACGTCGCGGGTTGTTATTGCCACGGCTTTTCATCTTCCCTTCTCGTTCTGTCCGCTCCTGTTGAGCCTGATAAACCATTGTGATGGCCTGTATCACCAATGGATCTTGTTCATAAAGATCCGAAGGAAGGCAATGAAGCATCTGGCATATGTTGGCTACGACGATGTACTTGTTGGTGTCTCCTCGTTGGGCACTAAGCTTGTTGACGACTCGGAAGATATCGTGTCGGATTTTCCCAGGTCGCCCTCAAACACGTTCATAGCCCGCAAGCTGTCTTCAATCTCTTGACCGATTCGACCATCAAGACGATCCAATGTTAATGGATCGGACATATTGAGCGGCACATCATTCTCATCAGTCAGATTGTGTTCAAGGATACATTCACGAAACTCGATGACAGACGTCTTACGACCCATCATCTTGAGCTCCATCGACATATCCTCACCACGTTGAGCACGAGCATTGATTTCCATGGCCTCAGTTTGCCTATCCAAGTACTTCCCATAGGGGAGACGTCGCAAGACAACGTACCCTCCAGGACAGGACTTTAGGTCAAAGCGAGTTCGCTCAGTTGCATCAACAGTTGCACGGGGCATTTCGGGGCTCCTTGTAGGTTAGACGATATTGGTGACTGAGCCAGTAACAGTAACTTCATACGACTTAGACGTCGCAATGTTATAGTTACCGACATAGTTGATAGAAGCCATAACAGGTGAACCCTGATCACTACTGCCATCAAGTTCGTAAGTCTCACGAGTAACATTGGCCATCTTGATAGTCACGCTCTTAGCACCCTCAGTTAGAATGATTGTTACCGAAGTAGCCGTCGCAGACTTGAACAAATCAAGCTCTGCTCGTGACTCAAAGTCCCTGGTAACAGTTGCGCCAACTTCTCGTTCGCCAAACTTCACCCATGCTGCGCCATTAGCTCCAAGACGAAACTGCGGCTCAGCATTATCATTGACCGAGAAGGTAACATCCTCAACCGTCAAGATAGCCGCCGCATCGGGAACCTGAATAGCCCAACCAGGTGATGAGACTGGCACATCTGTAGTCAAGTACGTTGGTGTAGGATCGGCCTGATCAGATTCAATCGAACCAACAATATGGACCGTCAGAACCGGAATCCCGTCTTCAACGCTAATCTCCCAGCCGCTCACAACACAGCCACGGAAGCCAAAGCTTTCAGACGCCTTGAACACGTTGATCGAAATGCTTGGCTTCGTCAAAGAGACTGAGTCACCAACATGAACAGGTGTAGTGACATACTGATACGGACCAGCGCCAGTCTTAACAAGCGAAACGCGCGACACATACAAGAAGTAAGGCAATACGTCCGGATATAGTTCCATTACAATGTCGCCCTCGACAAAGTTAGGACCAACTATGTGACCAAGATTATCGGCAACGCCCCGAATCAAGCGTCGTGCGACATGTGCATAGTTGTTTACCAACGACTCACTCTTGATAGGAAAGAATCGCGTTGGAGGAACGTACGTTCCAAAGACTGTTTCAAACGCAAGGCCAAGTTGTGTCTGTGCGCCAATGTACTTAGGCATTACTGCTCACCTCCTGTGGTGTCGTCAGCGGGGACTTCGGGTTCTTCCTCCACAGGGAGTGGCAGGTCCAATAGCTCATCAAGATTGACTGGCTCAGCTACAGCTGACGAACTGAGGGCCGCAATGAGCTGCTCGCGATCCATTTCAGAACGACCAGGAACTCCCTCATGGGAAGCCCGTGACTTGAGTTCCTTAAGAGTCAAACTATCGAGGTCTTCTGTCAATTCCAAGTACGATGGAACTTGATCCTCTTTGCGGGGGTGAGCTGATACGATTTCAGACTTGTCGTTGCGAACCAGCCCTACGCCTGGAACTTCAACAAGCTGATCACCATCAACCTCCGGGACGATGTAGTTGTTAGTCATAGTCCAATCCTATGTTGTAGCGGGACGTAATGATCAGGCTGATCCTTGTCGCGTAGTGCTTTGTACGGGTACGAGTAACTTCGCCGTGCTCAACTCGTCCTACGAACGTATTGATAACAAGGTCATCGCCAAGGTTGGCATCTTTCTCTAAGAGATCGACAACAGCATCTTCAAGAGCAAGTGCTTCAGTCTGATTCTGTCCTCGCGGGATGTTAGCTCCATGGTACAGCATGATGAAGACTTGAATGACCGCTTCAACACGACGAGGCATACCAACATACGCTCTGTCTACAGCGCCAGGAAAGATACAACCAGTTGGAGAAGAAGGAATGAGTTCATGATCACCTTCCAACCAGTTACAGAAAATGTCCGACCCTTGCAGGAGTTCGATTACTCTTGTAACAGCCTCAGATGCATGTCTTACAGCCATAGTGACTTCACAGCCTGCTCTTCCATCCAGTCACCAAAGATGTCTTCCATCTGATCGACATCCTCTTGCTGGAACATGGCCCACTCACGTTGAGGGGTGTCACTAAGGCCATCTTGGTGGACAATACCATACCAGATGTCTTGACTAATAGACATCTCGGCAGTATCGTCGGTAATATTCCATTGATCAAGCTGACCACCAGCAGCTGCCAATCTACCAGACGCTACGAGAATACCGCCAACTCGATTGGTGTCTCGAGTGTTCTCAGACAAAGGTGCCCACGAAGGACGTCCGCCTACATCAAAGTTGAGGCCAATCGAAGGTCCCATCACTTCTTTGATGCACTTTGTAAAGGGTTCCTTATAGTGCCCAACAGCATCGCCCATTGCATGAAAGGCATCTACAATGATGGCAATGTTGGGAATCATATCGATTTCGATTCCCAGTCCACCTCGCCCTCCAGGTGAAGAGATGATAGAGGCGGGCATTAGAAGCTCGCCATCATAGTGAACTTAGGCGGATCGTCGATAGACGACATATCTGTTGGATAGAAAGCCGGAAGACGTAGACCAGAATCATCCAGGATGTCTTCGTCCAAGATGATCGTTCCGTCAAGCAGTGATGTAATGTAGCCCTCTACGGACTTCTCCAACCACTGCGCCCAGTTAAGGCCTGTGCCATCAACCAGGTCTTCTGAATACTGCCTGCGATAAATAGCAGCTGCATACAACATAGCTGTCAGCTGGATAACAAGAGCAGGCGACCCGACACGATCCACCCAAAGAGTGACATCGTATCGGGCCGCCATGCGCCCTATTACCTGGTTGACAGCTACGACTTCTACCTGTGGCTCGATGATGTCGACAGAGAGCTTAGTGGTCTCCAGCCAGCTGTTAGCATCTTCGGGCACCAAGTAGGACATGGCTCACCGCTCAAAGTGGTTCAACAGAGTCGACCGATTCTTTCCGGCCTCCTCCTTCTCGAGGATGTTGTTCCGGAAGGTTTCATCCTTGTCACCAAGATAGGCAATCACTTCCTCGACCGAGTGGTCAGCAGGATCGTAGTCAGGATCGCCTGCAACGGTGGCAGGATTGTCAAATGAAACGTTCGTGTTGCCTGCCGTAGTAGTATCAGCAGTCAGTTCGAACTCATCGACTGGCTCTCCGGTCAACTCCTCAATCTTGGCAAGAGCTGCGGCAAGCCGCTCCTTGACAAGATTGAGCTGTTCACCCTGGTGGCGCAAAGCTTCGACAGCGCCAGGATTATTAGAAATGGCAGGATGTGTGTCTGCCAACGCGCCAGATTCTACGAGGGCATCATAGCCATCGCCTACGTCCTCTTCGGAGACCTCTTGTCCCCAGACATAGACTTCGCCGTCGCAATGGATATCTGTCTGTGCGTACATAGTTTCTTGAGCCATAATAAGCCTCCTCAGGCAACAGCAGCCTTGATGATGTACCCAGCAATGCTCTTACCGAGGTTATCAAGGGCGACCATCTTGATGTCGTAGCGACGACGCACCCGGACGATGTCCGACACACGATCCTCGTCACGCCAACGCTCAGTCACCATTGGAGTGCCTCCACGATAGCCCCAAACGAACTCGTAGCCAAAGGCAGGAACCTTGAGGCCCGGACGCGGTGGCACATAGGCCATGACCACATCCTTGCCCCAAAGATAGCCGAGAGCTGCTGTCTGGTTGGGGTTGGCTGAGTTGTAACCGACACCTGGGACGATGATCTCCTGGCCTCCAAAGAAGTTGGACATCAGGTCTGGAGTAAGGATTGCACGCTCACTGTACTTGATCCGCTCAATGATCTCGTTGTGATCCTCGAGGGCGGCCATCACCTGGTAGGGGATGATCTCCTTCGTAGGCTCCAGGAAGATCTTGGAGTGGATGGTCGAACGCGCTAGCCTGTGGTCAGCAATGGGTGAGTTGGCTACACCAGCCGCCGCACTCCACTGGTCACCACCAGCCAAAGTGACCGAGTGACCAGAAGCATAGTTCGCAGCAGTGATAAGCATGTCACGCATAGCGAGCTCACGAACCAGCAGAAGCTGACTCGTAACAAGCTCAGTACCGTCACGAAGTGGAGCCAACGGGGAATCCGAGTTCTCCACTTCTTCATCCGTTACCGGAATCTTGAGTGCATGCTCAACTGCGAAGTACGATTGCGTGGACACCGAGATGCCCGGAACTTCTTGCGAAGTCGATCCAGGCGCACGGATGTCAGAGATAACGGGAACGGCCCATGCCTCGCGACCGAACACGTAATAGGAGTCGCTCTGCTTGGCGACGTTGACCGCCGGAAGCATTCGAGCGCCCACGAAGTCTCCTGTTGGCCACCCAACAGAAATGTTCGTAAGGGCACGATCCATATGGACCGGGGTATTTCCTCGGGAATCGTATACCATGTCTCATGCCTCCGTTATGCGTGCTTGTTGCCCGCGTAGATGTCCATCTCAAACCAGTCGCCGTCAGCACCTGCAGCGGTGCGCGCACGACCGGCGATCAGATCACCAGCGGTTGTGACAGGGGTCATCTTGCCAGTAGCAGTGACCTTAAGTTCAGCACCAGCAGTAATCGCAGCCGCAGCAACAGCAACTGACGTACCGTGGGTACGCACGGAAACGGCTCTACGACCAACGCCACCAGTGACATCAGCCGCAAGCACCGTCTCTTGGAGGATTCCGAGCACTAGGTCCGATGTACCCGAAACGACGGTAGCACGACTCGCACCGTTCTGCTTCACGGCCAGATAGCGTACCGCGGCAGAATCAATGTAGAAGGGTTCGTCCTTATAAGGAATCATGAGTGGGCCTTCCCCTTGGTCGGATCGAGCTGGTCATCATTGTAGGCGTCCCAGAGATCGGGCTCGCTGGCGATCACGCGTTCGCAAGCGTCGGCATACGACAACTTATCGTCTGCCATAAACTTGGTAACGGTATCGTGGAACCGCTGAACGGCATCACCAGTCTCGCTAGTGCGCCTTGACGATCCGCCCTTCTCGCCCAGAAGGACAATGCCATCCTTCAAGGTCTCCTGGAAGGCCTCAACAATAGCTGTCGAATCCCGTTCAGACAGCTTGACAAGCACGTCTGACAGCTTCTTCTTGGCTACCGGTGAAAGGGCATATTGCCCCGGCTTGTCGAGCCCGTCGAGCATCAGCTTGACCTCAGACAAACGATTGCGAGCCATGAGCTCACGGATGTCCTGACGATCACGATCCTGCTCATCCCGCATACGCTGATTGTCGGCAAGCAGCCGAGCAACCGCGGGATTCGACTCGGCGAGCTTCTTCGCCTCATCATCAACGACCGGATCGTCCTTCTTGGGCTCCTGCAGCTTGGTGATGGCCTCTGCGATGGCGGCTGTCGCCGTGTCATCGTCAGCGTCATCCGCAAGCTTGAGACCAAGGAGTTCGGACAGCCGCTTGAGTGCTGGGTCCATATCCTTCTCCTCTTGCTGTGTTTCATGCCCGAACTCGGACAGATTGATTGGCAGGATGTCCTTCAGGAATGGACGATTAGTAATCGCTCCTCCAAAGATAACATCCTTGAAAGTCGTCCCAGACTTGGGATGCTTCCATGAATCGGCGAACTCAGGACTGAAGTAGCGATACTCCCGATCCCGTAGCGACTGTAAAGCTTTCGGAGTCCATTCGACCTGGAGCCAAAGACCATCTGTTTGACGATCTTCCATCTCGACAACCCATCCAGCAGCAGCTGAGCCAAACTCTTTGTGCTCGTAGTCAATGTCGAGATCTGTACCGCGCACCTTGTCATAGAAGTTCTTGACAAAGTTTGCTACTCGACTCGCCGTGATGTTAATGGGTCCATGGACCGGATGTTGGTATTGCCCTAAAGGCAACCCTTGGATCCACGTTCTACCATCTTCATCGCTGAACTGAAGGGGGGTGCGCCTCAGATCGACTGTAAAGAAATGGGTGTCAGTGACCTTCACACTACCTCCTACGCCCGATTATATAGGTGCCTACGCGAGGACTGCAAGGGAAATAGATATCATTTCACCACTAAAAGGGCAAATAGTTTCACAGGCGTTTCCAGACCATGAGTCCACTTAACCCAGCCCTTCATTTCTGTATTAGCAGTCAAAGCAAAATTAGTTGTACCAGTTACTGGAGACAATGCTACGACATACCCTGTCTCAGGATTCCAAACACTATCCCACGTACCATTAGCCCACGCCGATGGATCATTGGCAGTCTCCACTGTCGTTTGAAAGCTAGGCGGAGCTGAAGTAGGATCATTCCTACTAATAAGGCCTACTCTGATCTTTTCGACCGTAGTAGACTCGAGTGCAAGACGCTTAATCATACAACCTCCTTTGGGTTGACTACAGCAATACGATTCAATGTCGCCTCAGAAGTCTTCTGGACCTCTACAGTCATAACACGCTGAACAGACAAAGATGACGCAACTACCTCTTGAATGGTTACTGTTGTAACATTCTGAATGGTTACATCAACAACCTTGTCAGCTATATGAAGATCGTCAAATGCCTGCTTGAGGAAAGTGGCTGCAAAGGTTAAATAGGCCTTAGCCCTAGCTACACCAATGCGAACACCTAGCTGGCGTGTCCTAACTACAAGTGCCGTAACAGCTTGCCCAGCAATTGTCTTGACAAACAACGACCGAGCATAAACAGTCAAGCCCACTCTAGTTGACAGTACAGCTACTTTAACTGCCGTAACTCTACTCGTTAGAGCAGCAGGAACACTAAAGAGTCCAACAGCTACCTTGACAGTATTGACCTTTATATGCTCCGCAGCAACTAGCTTACCTGAACCAGCTACAACCTTTACTCCAGTCATCTTCGTACGACCTGTAACGACTGTAGTAGCACTTTGACCACTTACACTCTTAGTAGCTGCCAACCTAGACCCTAGAGAGGCAGCCACTCGCATTGCTGTCTGAACAGCTCCGCCAACAAATACGCCATCTACTTTCGACCAAGCAATAACAAAGGCCGTAGCAACACCAGTCGTAGATCTAGATGCAGCCTCTCGAGCACTGTTCGCTATAGCTGACTTGGCTGAACCAGTTGCAAGTCTTGATGCAGCTTCCTTTGTACTAACTACTGCTACAAGGTCAGTCGAACCGCTTGCAACCTTTACGCCAGACTGATTTGTCCGACCTGTTATGCTCAGATTAGTTGCCGCAGTCGCTAGTCTTGAGCTAGTCAACTTAGAGCCCATAGAAAGGGCAACACGCATAGCAGCTTGAACTGCTCCAGCTACGTTGACTCCGTCCATACGAGACCAAGCCAACGCGAAGCCTGTGGAGGCTCCACTGGTCAACTTAGACGCGGCTTCCTTAGCACTTCCCGTTAGGTAAACATCGTTGCTACTGACTCCGACCTTTACGGCAGTCTCACGAGCATGTGCCTCCACAGGGCTCTTGACTGAGCCAACTGCTACCTTCGCCTGAGTAGCTTTGATGGCTGCTGTCAAGAAGATCTTGGCCGATTTAATATTAACCTTCGAGCCGATGGCAAGTGAGCTCTCCGCACTACCTAAGGCGACTCTTACAGCAGTGATCTTGGCGGCTATAGTAGACACGACAATAGCTGAACCTGTAACAATGGTGGTGACCTTGGTACCATCAGCCCTTGCTGTGTCCGTTACAGAAATAGTACTGGAGCCTATAGCTGTCTTGACTTCAGTAGCTTTGAGAGCCCCAGCAGAAGAAGTCTTAGAAGTTCCAACAGCTACCTTAGTTTCGGTAGCCTTTACGCTTCCTATAAGGTACGCATCAGCAAAGGCTACCGCAACCTTCAAAGCAGTTATCTTGGTACCTAGAGCTGCCACGGCCTTCATAGTGCCATCAACAGCCACGACAACCTTTGCGCCAACAGCAGCTGAAAGGCCTACAGGACTACTCTTAGCTGACGCTACGCCGATCTTAACTTCGGCCGCCTTTGTGCCTAATACCTCACTAGCCTTTGCACTACCTACAGCGACCTTTGTATCTGTAGCCTTTACTGATATCACCAAAAAGGGCTTAGCGGCATTAACAGCAACTTTTGTCGCAGTAAACTGGGCTCCTACAATCAACGCTACACGACTTGTACCCTCTGGTCCTGCTGCCGGTGTACTAATCGTGATTGTCGCATATACAGTATACGTATCAAGAGCTGCTCCATTTCGTACAACACGAAGACGAATAACATCCGTGTCAACAAAGTTAGCGACAAGCACCTTAAATGGAAATACCAACTCCGTGTAGTTGTTAGCAGTCCATCCAAGGCCGTTGAGATAACCATCTTCAACCACCCTGCCTGCAACGAACGAACCGCTTCCTGCGCCGAGGCGATTCGTGGTGACAGCATCGTCGGTCAGGTTCGGGATGTCGTAAGGAATGATCCCGTCATCGGTGTAAACCTCAAAGGGCCAGTCATTAGAGCTAGTAGTCCATGCTCCCGCTGTTGTTCGGATAACACCGTTGCCCGCATGACTCCGAACCCCGTTGTCGTATCCGATCAGAACGCTTCCTGTTGGGACACCAACAAGGTAGACAACAATGAAGTACGCCGTTCCGCTGCCAAGCGTGTATGTCCCATCGAAATCGAACCATTGCCACGACAATGTGCTGGAGAGAGCCGTATTGAGTCTCGTCGTTGCCTCGGCAAGAACTGCCCCTGTTGGGACACCACCCGATCCGTATGTCCCCGAGTGTGCATACAGTCTTGCGGTGATACTTCCGGTGGTTGCGTTGGAATCCAAGTAGAAACGTGCTCTTGTCAGTTTCTTTCCGTTCCCTAAGAACGACTGACCAGCACCATCATTAGTGACACCATCCAGAGCGACCGTGAGGGCGACAACCTGGTACTTGTCGGCAGGAAGTATATCCGCCCACGCTGCGTCTGAGTTCTTGTCCCACTGAAGATTGAAGTTGTCAGCAGCCGAAACCGGAACGGCTGTCGTGGATTGCAGACGAACTCTAGCAACACCAGTAAAGTCACCAGCACCAGTGTCAACCGAAATACCAGTGTCCTGCGCAGCCAATGCGGTGCTACCTGATTCAGTTCCGGTATCGTAGAACCGATATGTTGCTTGTGTGAGTGTCGGGACACCTGCTGGCCTGATCGCAACCAGAAGTGCGCCGTGGCGAGCACTCGATGTATCAGCAGTAAATGCGCCAGCATCTTCGGAGGATGCATTCAACTGTCGGAAGGCAACCCCACTCATTACGCCGCCCACGGCATCGGCGGAGAGCGTCGTTGCAGCGAAGCCGCTGTAGCTGGCCGGCGCTGCCGTGACTCCTGTGTACGAACCAGCCGTTGCTGTTTCACCGTCCGCATGGACCGCCATCCACAAGGTATCCTCCGCACCCCATGATGGTGTCACCGTTGTCGGATTGGCTTGCGTAGCGTCGATCGAATCGGCCCGTCCGCCAGCTTCAGGCGCTGCCGTGGGATGAGCACCGGTAATGGCAATGGTCGTCAAGGTACGATGACCAGTGATGGTTCCGGTCTGAGTGACGTTTGTAGATTGAGAACCAGTAGAGACACACCACCGATAAGCCATCGCAACGGCAGCAGTCGTAGTGCTGCCTGAGTCATAGAACTCTGTCCAACCAGCCGCCCAAGATGCCCAGTTGGCGCCAGAAGCAGCACCTTGATACGAAGTAGCAATAGCAATCAAGAGATCGCCAATGACTGCCCCCGTACCGGTCGCATTCAGAATGATGCTGAGATCGCTACCAGTGGCGGTAGTAGTAGTACTTCGTATCTTGGTTGAACCTGGTATGGACGGAAACGTCATCAGCAACGCTTACTCTGTCGGAATACCGATCATCACAGGCGGTGGATCGATGTTGGTGATGTTTGCTGCGTAGCCCTTGCGGGACTGTGCATGGAAGTAGCGATTCAACTCACGTGGTGAGTGTGGACCTGTTTCTTCCACTGTGATGGTTTCGCTGGAGATCACGTCCTGTGTCTGGTCGTCGTTGTACACGGTCCACGTCACGGTGAACGTGTTGCCTGGCACGAACAGGTCGTCCAGCCCGTACAGGTCATCCTTGTGGATCGGCTTTCCATCCGGCCCTAAACTTGCTCTGCCCATCATTCATCCTCTCAGATCAGGTTGGCGTCGAGATCAAGCGCGCCAGTGGCAATAGAGTACTGGCCCTGAGCCGCAAAGACCTCAGGCACGCACTTCTGAACGAACAGCTCCGCATTAGCTGTCACTGTAACAGCCGCACCACCCGAGGTGAGCGAAAGCTGGAACGTATCAGTAGCCGACGCGATCACATAGTAAATCGTGTTCTCGTCAAAGGTTGCGGGCAATCCTGCACTGCGCTCATCTGAGAGCAGAACACGGTCTGTGTTCACTAGACCGTGCGCAAAACTAGTGAACACATCAGTAGATGCAAGGATCGTCGCCAGCATAGGCAGAGCAGGCGATCCGCCTTGAACCGGCAAGATCGCGTAGTTCGTACCAGCTGTGATGGCACTGTAAAGTCCGTGGAACGCTACAGTCGTCGCTGCTGGAATATCAAACAGCAGCTGGGCGTTATTATCACGAATGCCTGCAGCCGCAGCTGTCCAAGTAACTGCCTTGCGTGCATACGCAGGCGTTCCACCTGTAATCTCTGTACCTGAGGCATCTAGCAAGCCAATATGCGTAGTAACAGATGCCAACCCATCTACGATGGCGTTCCGTCCGTTTGTACTTAATCCGGCCACTTGGCCCTCCTTGTTATGGTTGTTCTAACAGATTCTCGACCGCGCTGAGTCGCTGCTCGACGTCAGTCAATCTATTCTCTACCGCTCCAAGACGTGTAGAGGTCTTCGTATGCTCTTCCGTGTTGATCACTTGAGCCTCCGCTACCTGGACTCCTAACTTGTCCAGCTCTGGACCCATAGCAGTTAATACGGTGTCTGCAAAAGTTCGAGTGATAGCCTTCATAAGCCATCTGCCGATTACCCGAGCAAACGTGACGACTATAAACGAAATAACTGCAATAGAGGCGGCTATGACTACCGGCTGCTCGAACACTATCAGCCACCACTTCTATCCCGCCCCGTACGCCCATTGCTTCCAGGGTTACGTCCTTGGCCTCCGCCACCCTTCGCCTGCCTAGGCAACCCTGCAATCCCAGGCGGCTCTCCGTCCTTCTGCAACTGCTCTTCATCCCGTGCAGCCGCATCTGTCGCCTTATTGAACTCTTGCATCGACTCCTGTGCCTCCAACCCTTGTGGCACATCCAGGTCCAACACCATGCGGGCCGACTCCATGTCCTCCACAGGGAGGTCCATTTCCTCACGGATCCACTCTTCAAGCCTGTCATCCGGCTTAATGATGCCCGCACCGACCAAGTTACGCAGAGCAAAGGAAATCGTTCGCCAGTCAACAGTATCACCTAGGCGGCGAACTCTGAGCTCCGGCATCTCTTCCGGCTCGACATTATCGAAGTTGTAGCGAACCAACTCGGGAATCAGATGCTTATTGATAACATCCCGCATCGAGTCCGCAATAAATCTCGTCGACTTCAAGAACAGATCCATGAACTGCTCAATCGACTGTCCGCCACCACTCTCCAAGTTGAGGAACTGACCCAACACGGCCCTCGCCATCATCTTGTCATGATGCTCCGCCGTATCCAGCGCATTCACAACATGTCCCTCAAGCTTCAACATGCTCAGCTCCCACATCGGTGGCAGCACAACATGCGCATTCTCATTCGTACGCAGGTTCCGTCCAAGCTCCTGAGCATACGCTTTATCGTCCGGCGTAAATGAAGGCGGCAACTTGATCACTGGAATGCCAATGCCATGCCGCTCCTTCTGAATAGCGTCGACCTTGTACATCTGCTCCTTATAATACCAGTGCTTGTACGCTGGCCGCAACATGGAAACGCCTTCCATGTCATAAGCTTCCATCTCATGCGTAAACACCAGCAACCGCTCAATCGGAATATCAATCTGTATCCCGTCAACATACTGCATCAAGCCTTGCGGTCCACCATGCGCGTCATAATCAAAGCCCTCCACATCGAGCGGATGCCTCGCAGCCAGCTTCTGCAGCACGACCCTCTCTTTGCCCTTAATCGTACGCATCTCCCAAACCTTCTCAAAGGCATAGAAGCCATACGTCAAGTGCTCTAGACCCTCAAACAGGATCTGCGGAAAGCTGCACGACTGATAATGAAACAAACAGTTATTGACAAACAGCGCCATCTGCTTATCTTTCCGGCGAATAGCTCTACCCTCAATCAACGGCGGCGCCACATACCAACGCGCAGCCAAGATAGGCGTCTTCACTAGCCGAATAAGGCCATGCACCTGGCCATCACTCCGCTTCATCTTATGATACGTGCGCCGCCCAGTCTGTCCAGCCAGCTCAGGCTTATACTCCCCACGCCACATATTGGGATAGTTAGTCATCCCAGAGGCGCCCAGCTCCCTAATGGAAGGCTTCGCATCCTTCAACAGGATCACACCACTCTCAAGGACCTCGACAATCTCCGTCCCAGGCGGCAACTTCGAAATAGGCTCCATCACAAACTCCTCACAATGGCGATCACCAGAAAGATAATCAGCAAGATCACCAGCAGCTGAATCACCAGTCCTCCATCGACATAGTCACTCCGCCTCTTTGCCCTGCCTCATGAAAGAAGCTAACCTGCCCCGGGTGCGCCAGCCCCAGATTATTCAGTTCCGCTACCTCGGCTAGCGAGGCAGTAGCCCCCAAATCATAAATCATCACCAAGGCATAACGCAGCGCATCGAGAATATGGTCATCCTGCTTCACAGCCGCCGAAGTCGTCGACGATTCCCTCACCGTACTCTTAATGCCCTCCGGCGCCTTGTACAGGTTGAACTCTCGAATAGTGTTAACGCAACTAGGGTCCACGAACAACTTAGGCGCCACCTCTGGCGTTCCAAACTCATCCAGGTCTCTCCCTGTGCTCCTAACCTTCACGAACCTCTTAACCAAGTCAATCCCAGCACGCCAGTTCGTCTTGCAATCTGGAATGGCCAAACAAGGCGCCAAATGCAGCGACACTGACATCACAGCCTCCGGATCAGCCGGATCGCCAAACGTCAAATCCAAATGGTACCCGTCAGGCTGCTTCCTATCCTTCAGGATCTGGCAATGTTCTTCCACTCGAGTGTACGAACGATAGTGTTCCCGCCAGATATAAATATTGTCGGAAGGATCCACCTGGAACTCGACTGCTGCGAGCGGATTAACGAAGCCCCAATCGAAGGCGATGTAGTTCTTCCACTCTGGGTGGAATCGATGATTTCGTACATGCGTCGCCTCCGTGAACTCCTCATAGATCTTCCCCACAAAACTCGAAAAGTCCGCCGCAATCTCCTGCAAGAACCACTCAGGCGTGGTGGTCCTCTCAATATCAAGGATCTCCTCATCCTGGCGTCCTCCCGGGTAAACAATCGGGTTCTCCCAGCTCGGGAACCTCCAGGACGCATAGTTGGTCATAGAGTCATCGAAGCCTTGCCTCCACAGGTCGTAGAACCAATTAAAGCCCTCCGGGGTGGTAGGGAAATCGCACGTGCCTCTCTTGTCAGCCAAGCTCGGCCGAATCATGCGCTCCCAGGTCTCCTTATTATGCTTCGCCGCCTCCGACATAATGGCCCAATCGAGCTTCTCACCCACTAACCGTTCCGGTTGTGTGGCGCTCCTCACCTCAACTCGGGCTCCCCAGGGCATCTCGATATACATATCGCCAGCCCTCTTATTATAAGCCTTCTGAACCCGCTTGTCCCGGCCCAACTTCAGCTTAATGATCAACGACTCCCACAGGACGCGAAACTCCTTCTCGCCCAAGTCATACGTCGGCCCAACAATCCACCCTATGGAATCCTGCATCAACATCACGTCAGGCAACTTATCTTGCGCCGCCATTGTTGACTTGCCGTATCTTCGGCCGCAACACGCCGCCCGGAAGCGCGCCTGTGATGTGTGATACGCCCGCTGCCCAAACGAATGAGGCGTGTAGCCAGCCTTATCGAAGATCGCCAGCTTAGCTTGCAGAGGGATTCGCACGCAGCATCTCCGACAGCTCACTGACGAGATCGTGCAGCGCGTCTCCACTACCACCATCAACGGATGTGCCACGCTCCACTACGTATTGAGCCGCCTGGAATCTAATACGATCGTTAGCTCCGTGCAGGGCAATGTGGACGACACTGAGGGCAGCTGCACAGGCACTCTCGCGGAAGATCTGATCCACCATCTGCCCAGTTTGCTTAGCATCTGAAAGGTCCGTCTCTTCGATCAAGTGTCGCTGACCCTGGGTGAGCTCCGCCAAGGCATCATCGGGATCCCATGTCTTCATGTTCCCGAGTATAACGTATGACCTTGCGTGACCGCAACTCAAAATTATAACATTGTAACACAAAGCTTTGAACCAAAAATGGGTAAGACCTGGACCGGGGCGGTGCCGGAACGTTGCCCTTCCGAATATAGTTCAGTCACCTTCCCAACTTTTGGAAAGCCACCTTACCAACGAACGTAAAGCACGCTTGCTATAACAAGAGGTAACATCTGTGCATAACTACTTTACAAAGAGTTGTGATGCTAGACGTTTGTT